ACTTTTTAAGGTCAATTGCTTGCTACGTAAAAGTCTTACTCTCTGCCTAACGACCAAGGACAAATAAATTCACAAGAGTTGAAAAGTATTTATTATCACGAACGTTGACACGCCAGATACACGCGACCGTTTGGTCATGTAATCGACCGACGTCTACTGAAATTAAGTAAAAAATATTATTATCGGCTACAAATTTTTGACGCCATTCCGGATTTTTAATTTTGCGATACTTCGTAAGTTTCTCAAAATCAAACCAGGATTCATCACTACCACCAAGCCACATACCAAGATACTCGGCCGCAAATGTGGTTTCATTATAAGCAGGTGAAAGTTTAAGTCCTTTAACAAAGGATGGCGTAATCAGATTGTGTTGCATTGGAACTCTGTAATCCAGACCAATACAAAAGGCAGATTTTGGGTCAATGATTGCTTTCTCAAAAGTATCTATAAGCGCTTCGTAGGCGTATGATGCTTTTGTACCAGCAGATGTTGCGTATATAACTTGTGTATTTACACGCTCATACGGATTGACCGCACCATTATACATACGTCTTGAAACGTTCATTTGCGGAAGTATGATCTCCGCAATCGCATCCCCATCCTGATCGCGCGCTTCGTCTATAAGAGTCGCATGAGTACGAAGTCCGCGGTCTGAATCTAGCGCGCCGACTACCGTCAGCTTGCTGCCATTTTTAAAGTAAAGTTCAACATAATCCTTACCAAAGTTGGCATGTACTCCATCAGTATTACCTGGTTCTAGCTCCTATTTAAGCAGCGGCCAGATGCGCCAAATCTCTTGTATCTTTTGTTTGGTTATCTTCGCGGCCTGGCTTTTATTCGGCGCAACGATAGAAGACACATGATTTGGTAAAAAGACACATTGACAATATTTTGCAAGTATGAAAGGAATGTCTTCGACGTAGCACGGGCCGCAGTAATATATATTGATGTATACCGCATGCACGCTCGCAAGAAAACTCGTTGAAATGGGAAAAGAGAGAAGGTTGAATTAGATGGAGTTATCAAATCCAGGAATACATCCGGATATGCCGTGAAAGTTTGTATACAATCGGCAATTAAATCTTCATTCTTTTCTAAAAACGCTGGCGTGATAACTACACCTTTCTCTAACTCAATACCATCATGGTATATTTTATCTTGAGTGTTGAATTGAACCAAATTTGGGTCCAGTAACTATATAGCACTCATTCAATTTCACCTTCAGGATTAAAATCTTCATCCTCATCTATAACAAATGCTTCGTTTTGATATTCATCTTCATCGAAGTCTTGTTGTATACCATAGAAGTTTTCTTTCTCTATGTCATTCACCGCATGAAGAGCTTGTAGCCTTTGTGTTATCTCTTCACCGATGCCGCCTTCATTTATGTAAAGTCGCTAATTATATGACTCTATATTTTTGAGAGTCTCATCTATAACATCGCGCGTTACGTTATCATAAAATTTATTAATTCGACCATGCTTCTCCAGCCAATATGCCACCTCGGCAAATGAGTCGAAGTCGGTCGCATTTTTCGTATTCTTTGGTGTAAATTCAGCACTCTTGATAATTTTATCATAAGAGGACATGAATTTATCAACCTCCTTGTCGCCAGCACGTATCCGATTATCAATCTCCAGTGATAATTTGCACAGCTTTTGCGCCTGGTCTATTTGCAGCGCACCGCTTATATTCTATGTATTCATCAGGCCGCGGTAAAGATCTTCCAAATGATTTAACTCTTCATCCGCATAGTTCTCACCCCATTTGCGCCGCAAATCATTATATCTCTGCTCGCGCACTTCGGGTATCTCCTCTTCCATAAGACCGACTTCTTTTAATTTTTTATACTACCTATAATAGTCGCCCCATCCAAGAGAAATATAATCATCTGTGCAAAAGATCTTTGCATACGTGGGCCAGGTTTCTCCAGGCATGGTGATGTCTTTTATTCTTTCCCATTCCTTTACAATAAATGGGATACCGGCCCACATACACAGCTTATCAATATACTCCCAATTGTCGCCTTCCGCGTCTATTCGTTCGGCAATGCAAGCATTGCACCACGGTAAGTAACCATCTGAATAAAATTCACTATGCGCCTTAGAAAACTAAGAAAGAGGCAATGAGCGACCACAGCGGTCACAGTATTTTGAAACAGAGGATGAAGTACCTTTAGGTATTTTCGGAATTACTGGCATTTATATCCTCCCGCGGCTTGCTCCCTCGTTTATCAACCAATTGGAGCACTTGCCGCTTGGCTGCCCTGTTAGAATGTTCAAATTTATCCAACACGTCTGCAAGTATATCAGTAAAAGAGCGCGCATATGGATCACCTTCTTTTGGTACCTCAATTAGCCTGACGCCCAAAAGACGCGCGAGGCCGGCAAATTCAATCGGCTCTAAAGTTGGAATACATTTTAGTAATTTATCCATTGGCTTCATTTTTCTTTGCCCTCCTTTGTTTGTCACACGCTTTGCAGCGGGGCGCGTACCCATCAGGTGCCTTGGATTGGCGCATAAAATAACGCGGAGACATCAGAATCATGTGGCCGCAATCACGGCACCGTTTAAAGTTTTCGGGAAAGAAAATATTTTCTAATATCTCGCGATGTGCCTTGGCCGCGCCTGTAATTTGGGGAATAATCTTTTGACGATAGATGGTGGATATGTAATTCTCATTGTAAGACTTGCCATAACGTGCATTAAGGTCGGCCGCGATGTCAAAATTGGGCACTTTATGCAACTTCATTTCAAGCAAATCCTTCTGTAAAGGAGATAATTGGGCGCACTCCTCATAATAGATCAGTGTATTCACCACACCTGCGGCAGCACCATAAATCTGTGCGGGGTCTTCCTCCTGCGCATCCAAAAGGTCCGCGCGCTGTATATATAGGTTCAAAATGTGGGCCTCATTAGTGAAATCAATTGTCATCTTCTTCGGCTTCTCCCACAGACGCCGCGTCACACCCCACAACTCTTCCTCATTAAAATCTGACGGTTGCGGGAAAGGTAATGCAAATATCTTGGCCGCCAAGTCTGACCCGTCATTCAACCCTACGGGAAAGACACTCACATCCTCCCCAATTCTTATCTACTCCTCCATGTAGATCGGCTCTTGAGATTCTACATGTGGATAAACCTTATTATTGTGCATATCGTAATATGTATACTACTCTGAGCGCAACTCAACTAACAAATGTTTTAATTTCAAATATTTAAACTATGTCAACTCAAGCGCCCGCTCATTAAGTCGTATCTACTCCTCCTCACTAAACCGCTTGATTAAATTATCACGCGGCGGCAGTTTTCGTTTTCCTGTAAACAATTCATAATAATTTAAAGTCAGTTCAATTGTATCAATCTATCTAAACAACTCTTCATAAACCTAAATTAAATGTTCCGGCGCGGTCTCCAGTACTCGCGCGCGATTGAATACAGTTCGTGGAATACGTGTCTGCGGATCAGACGGCCGCCGCAAATTGGCTTCTAAAAACCCCGGCTATTCCAATAAACCTTCGAGACTTTCGACTGGATCAGATGTCCATTTCTTTAATTCCACATACTTTTCTTGCTGGGGATTTTTACCATTCGCGCTTTTGCCCCACAAGATATAATTCGATATCGTTTCCAACTCTTCCGCGGAGGGTTCAAACGGAAGGGCCGCCATGTAATCTTGCACATAGGCGGCCCTGTCTACAGCCGACTCGAGTTGGAAGTTGAGATTCAATCGATTTCTCGCCATGTATCAATACTTCCTACAACACACGATTTAGGGATGGATTGTCCCCATGGTTTAATTATAACACAATCCGATGGAAAAGTCAAATTTTTGGATTATAATCCAATTTTATGTAGTACAGCACTAAAACTAATAGTCACTTTCCATGAAATCGTTGTTTCTTTAGCATATGCTCCATAACTATCTTCAAAAGGATGTTGATAAGTAAAATGAGAACTACTAGGATACATTTCATAACTAGATTTAAAAACAGTATCTTTTGCACCCATTAAACCATCTAAAACACAGTCTACAATTGCAGAGGCAGGTATCATAATTCCTTTCTAAAAATAAAAATTTTCATACTATAAATCTTCTACTCCATCTAAAATGGCGGTTAAACGTATTATATTAGGTAAAAATGTATCAAATGAGCTTTTTAAGGATTGAAAAACATCTTGAAATTCTGAATAAACTCCAGTATATTCATTATACTTTGGATCATTAGCATATTCTGGATTTAGATTATGCCATGTTGCCGCACCAAAGAAATCTAATAGATTACTATTACTAATCTATAATCGGTTTAAAACAAAACCTTCAGCACTAGAATAATCACGAATTGTTTTTTCACCAGATAATGTCTAAATTATTTTACTTTTTGTATTACCACCCCATTCTGCACCACCTTTGGCGTAGTTTTTAACCTAAATATTAAAAATATGATTGGCTATAGCTACTACGGTGTCAGCAGGGTCCATTTGAGTACCACCACTCATACTTTTAATAAAGGAGGCGCCCGCATCGATAATGTGTGCGTCTTTTACATCTTTAAATAATTCGACAAAATATAAATGCGATTGTACTTCGCCCAAATAACCAGATACAGAACCAGAAGAATGGTTTAATTCAATACTATTTGCAAATTCTAAATCAATGTCAGGAAAATTATTTTTAATATAACTATTAACAACATCACGCCATTTCTATGGACTTTCATCATAAATTTCTCTAGCAAAAGGCCGCAATGTAGATTCTTTATTTAAATATGCTTTTAATGCGGGTCTAACCTAACTACCAATTACACTTTTTACTGCTTTAGTAAAATCAGTTGGTTCGCCGGTAACAACAAACTAACTATTTTCAATTTTAATATCGCCAGGGACTAATGCCTTACCAAAATTTAATTTAATGGAGGCTTCACCTAAAATATTGTTTTTCTTATAATAACCAGTAGAACTATAAGTATTATTTGCAGTGAATTCAAGATGTATTGGTTCACCAGGAATTATTATTCCATTAAATACAGTGGTTAAAATTTTAAAAAATTCACTAAATATACCAATATCCTAAGTCGAGCCACGTGTATTTAAAAAATCAGAAATCATGGCTTGTCCAATATCTGATGTATTAATTAATTCAGCAAACATTTGCATAATATTATCTTCACGAGTAAGTGATTGTGTTTTGGTAGAAGCATCTGTTAAAATATAATCCTATTTAATCTAATTATAAATTTTTCCACCAGCATTTAAATCATTAAGACGGTAATCTATATTAATAGTCTATAACATATTATTTAATCCTTGAATATCTTTTACACCCAAAGCATCATAAAATTGCTATTCTTGATCTCTTAAAAAATCTGAAAGACTTTCATAATAAGACCAAAGACGTATATTTGAATCAGAATTATATAAACTAAAATGCCAAGTGGTGGCAAGTAAATTTTTAACATGCTCCATACCAGTTTCGCGTCCAATGGCCATAAAATCACCTCACTATTATATAAGTAATATTTTATAAGTGAAAATACATGATTTAAAATTTTAATTTCGGAAGAAATTGTTTCCAGGGCCTTTGTTACCATTTTGTAACTTTTTGTAATCTCCTAGAAACCACCCCGGTTACAAAATGGTAACAAAAAATTACAATTGTTAATTTTTTGTAACAAATTGAAAAAGTTACAAATGGTAACAAAATGATGACATTCAGGTAACATTCCCAAAACAAATAATTAATTACAAGCTAATAACAAATCGTTACAGCCTTGTAACTTCTCTTCTCAACTTCTCTTCATTCGTGAAACTTTAATTCGTTAAAGCGCGAAAGTGACCATACGAAACAAATATACTTACCATATAAAAAAAGAATGATAAAGATATTGACAAGCGGGCGGGCATAGTGTATAATACAGACATAAAGAACGAAAGAGAGGAACCCCACATGACACGCACCGAGTACACCATCAACTTCCATTACGAGTTCAACCCCGAGCACAAGGGCGCACCCTACACCCTCGACGGCGAGCACTACATGAACGGCGGCGAGTTCGCTGAGATAGCCGACAAGATGGTCAAAGGGCTTGGCTCTACCAAAGACGCTAACACTCCGTTCGACAAGGGAAGCGATATCCCCGAGACTAATACAAGCGTTAAGTCCTCCAAGGCAACACTTACAGGTGTACAGATTGGATATGACTTTGAGAGCATCAAGCGGTGCTACTTCGCAAGAGTCCACAGCACCAATTGGGATTATGTGGTAATCATAGACGATATGGTTATCATCTACAACATGAACGCAAGCGAGTTTGAAAGCTTCCTCGACAACTGGGCGAACTACTACAAGGACAGAAACACAATCCGCATCAAGGGCACAAGCGGCAAAATGATAAAGTGGTTAGACGAAAGAGTCTAACCACTCTTTGTGCATATTGCACAAATTACACTTTAAATCGTTAAAGTTTGCGGCGGTGGCAGAACTTCAACACGTTAAAGTACGAAAGTACAAATTAAACAGATCCGGCCGCAGAAGTTTGTGCAGTTTGACGACTTGACAGAATAGCATTTATTTGATATCATGTATACAGAAAGAGAGGTAATAAAAATGGTTAGACAGATTAATTTCGATATGGATGGAACGATTGCCAATCTCTATGGTGAAAATAATTGGCTTGATGATATTATTCATGAAAGAGTCAATCCGTATGTAAACGCAAAGCCGTTAATCAATATGAACTCTCTCGCAAGAGTGCTTAACAAACTTATCCGTAACGGATATGAAGTTAATATCATCTCTTGGACTGCAAAGAACGGAACGAATGAATACAATAAACGCATTGCACAGGCAAAGCGTGAATGGATTGCAAAGCATCTTAAAAGCGTTCAATTTAATAATGTTTACGTAATTCCTTATGGAACTCCGAAAGAAAATTATGGTTTTGATATTCTCTTTGATGATGAAGAAAATAACCGTAATAATTGGAACGGAACGGCATACGATGAAAAGAATATTATCGAAATTCTGAAACAGTTGACATAATAAAAATTTTATGATATAATAAATATAGAAATTAAAAGGAGATTTTAAAATGGATTCTGTTATAAGTTGGGTTATGGCGGCGATTCTGTCATGCGGTGGCCTTATCTTCTGTCTGTTCAAGGCCGCAAGCGAAAAGGCAAGATATAAAAAAGAGAATGAGGAATTTTTCACACACTTTAACACTTCACTTCGGTGAAATTTTCGGTGCGGCCGGCCGTTTGTGAAATAGTTAACAAGAACATGTACCATTAAAAGGACATGTTTTAATTTGTGGTGTGCTATAATGAATACAGAAAATAAAGAAAGGAATTTTTAAAAAAATGAGCAAGGCAAAGAATTTTCAGATTATTATTGAAACGAGCGAAAACACCACGATTTTTGAGACGGCAAATTCCGAAAAGAAGATTGATAATATTCTTGATAATTATCTTTCACAGAATGCCAAGAGTGTATCAATTTACGAACGTACTGAAAATGGTTACGAACTTGCGCGCCGCATTGCAAGACGTGACGAATGTGAAAAGCGTCTTATTGGTTTTGGAAGGTGGTGAAAAGATTTTTAAAAAGTTCTTGACAAACTGAGCGGATTGTGATATATTATTATCAGAAAGAAAAAGGAGAACAAAAATGACCACCGAAGAAAAATATATTGAAAAATATCAGCAATATTGTAAGGGCGAAATTTCTCGAGAGGAATGGTATGAATTTTGTACTCTTATTCTTGATTTTCTCATGGAAGAAAACAAAAATATTTTAAAAAACCTTAAAGAAATTTGGTAAAACACTTGACAAACAAATTAAAACATGATATTATAATACCAGAAAAAGAAAAGAGAGGAACTTAAAAATGGAAAATAAAATCAAAATGATTCAGGAAATGGTCGATAACGGATATCATCTCTTCGGAGAAACCGTTGAAGAGTTCGCAAATAAATGGGATGAAAGCATGATAAGAGTTTTCTATGAAAACTTCTTCGCATGGAAGAAAGGCCGTTAAGGCCTTTCTTTTTTGTGCCGAGGGCGGCCGGTGCATAAACTTTAACGATTTAAAGTGATGAACTTTTACCCGGCCGCGCGTCGTCATTTTGCACAAATGAACTTCAAAAACTTAGATCCGATTTGTGCAATTTACCATATTGACTTTTTCTCGTTTTGTGCTATAATTAAATCATCAAAGGGAGAGATGAGTCAAGAGCGCAAAGTGAGCGCCGAACACGATTGAAAAAATCTCACGGAAAAGCCGAAAAAAACTCTTGACAAATCTCGAAACTTATGATATAATAAAAACACAATAAGGGTGATGACCAACATCGAGTGCATGAAAGGCACAGAAAGGAAATCAAAATGACTATTCGTGAGTTCTATCAGACCGTTCTTGACGCTCATATCTCTGAGGATATGGACAAGGCTTCCGTTGAGCTTATCTCCAAGCTTGACGCTCGTAATGAGAAGCGCAAGAGCGCTGACAGCAAGGCTAAGCGTGAGAGTGCTGACCGTAGGGCGCTTGTTCTCAACTTCCTCAACGCCAATGATGGTGTGTTCACTCGTGACGCTATCGCTGAAGCCACTGCTCTGACGGTGGGTCAGGTGTCCTCTGCTTGCAAGGCACTGATTGACGATGGCAAGGTCGTCAAGTCTGAAGTCAAGGTTGAAAAGACCAAGAAGATTGCCTATAGCAAGGCATGATAGACAAGGGAGAGCAATCTCCCTTTTCTATTTGGATTGAGTTAGAGATCTCTAACCGCGGCCGGCCGAAAAATTTTTTTAAAAAAGACTTGACAAACGCATAAAATTGTGATATATTATATACAGAAATAAGAAAGGAATTGAGATTATGTGGGATTTTCTTTTTACTGATACTGATAGTGGCGAAGATTTCTTTGTTGAGTGCGACAATCTGTTTGAGGCATGGCATATTGTCCATGATAATTTTGGAACAGGCGCAAAAGTTCGTTATATAGGGCGTTATTCTGTTGAAGATGCCGAAATAATGGGTTTAGATACATACTGATGAAATATCAATTTGAATGGAATGATTTAAGAGCGTTTATCACTCTTATCAATGTCATTTTAGTAATGACTTTCGGCATATCAATTGCATGGTTTGGTCTTGCCGTTTCTCTCATTGGTTTGATAAAAGATATCACCATTGACAAACGCATTAACGGAACAATTATGCACACCGCAAACGCAATTTTAAACATTTACTTCATCACTTTAGCGTGATGAAGTTTTATGCCCGGGCGCGTCCGAAAATTTGTGCAATTTACACAATTGACAAATCAATAAATTTGTGATAATATATATACAGAAAAGAAAGGAAGATGAAAATGATTAAAGAAATTAACTTTGATATGGACGGCACAATCGCCGATTTCTATGGTGTTGAAAATTGGTTGGAATATCTCATCAATCGTGACTCATTTCCGTATGAAAATGCAAAACCTTTGGTAAATCTTTCTGTTCTTGCTCGTTATCTCAATCGTTTGCAGAAAAACGGATATAAAATCAATATCATTTCATGGTTGGCAAAGAACTCTACTGCCGAATTTGATGAAAAAGTTGCAGAAACGAAGAAAAAGTGGCTTAAAAAGCATCTTCCGTCTGTAAATTGGGATAAAATTATGATTGTTCAGTATGGTGTGAACAAAGCAAGTCTTGGAAAAGGTATCCTTTTCGACGATGAAGAAAATAACCGCAAAATGTGGGGTCATGGTGCATACGATGTACACAATATCTTGGAAGTCCTTAAAAGTTTTTAAGGACTTTTTTTCACAATTTAATGTATTAAAGTTTGGACGTCCGGGCGCGTCCAAAAATTTTTCTTAAAAAGTTCTTGACAAATCTTAAAAATTGTGATATATTATATACAGAAAACGAAAGGAAATCCGAAAATGATTGCAAAGAAATGTATTCACCCTAAAAAGGCAAATCAGATTATATATGACTTTTTAAACAATGCGATTGTTTCCCCTTGCGAATATCTTGTAAAGTCAATCAACACTAAAGCAGTTAATTATTTTGCTTTCGGTGATATTGACGATGACCAAGCAATTATATTTGTCCCCAATTGGAAGAAAGCGAATTATAAAAAAGATTTGGGTGGCAAGTGCTTTCGAGCAGATTTTGTTAGCCGTTGCCCAATAGCACAAGGTTTTAGTGATGTAACTCTTTCTCTTCTTCATGAAGTAGGACATACAATGACAAAGGCTTTTGTCCCTCCAATGAAAGACGAGATTGACAGATATAACGAAGCCGTTGAAAAAACAGATGATATGAAAGAAGTTAATAAACTCTATTTCGCATTAACTGATGAACGCATGGCAACAGATTGGGCGATAGAGTGGTTACAGAATAGTGACAACCGCAAAATGGCAAAGGAATTTGAAAACGAATTCTTTAAGAACTTCACTTCAGCACTTTAATGTGTTGAAGTTTGCGGCCGGGCCTTCCGTCGGTTTGTACAAAAGAGAGGCCGCAGATTTGTGCATATTGACATATTGACAATTGAAGTTTGTTGTGATATATTATATACAGAAATTGAAAAGGAGATTAAAAAATGATTATCTACGAGTGCACTGATGGTTTTGTAGCAGAAATTGAGAATGATGATGACTTTGACGCTTTTCTCAAGGCGTTTACCGCAAATGATGATGTTAAGCGTCACTGCCACGATGACGACTTCGATTATGACGAGTGGAACGACTCTGATGACTACGATGACAGCGACTTTGATGACTGCGATTATGAGGTAGGATATAATCCTTATATGGGGTGCTTTGACTATGACTGTTAAAACATGGGATGTAGTAAGTCGCACAGGCACAATTGTTGCCGTATTTGCAAGCGAAGAAAAAGCATGGGCATACATTGACCTTCTTGCGCTTTTGAATGGTGAAAGCATTTATAACAATTACTTTGTTGACACTACAGTTGATGAGGAGAAAAAACGTGACAATAAAAGAACTATACGAACTCGCAAAAGCAACAAATCATGAGAATGCAACCATACGAGTAGAATATGACTGTAACGATGATTGGTATGGCATAAATAAAACTGTTGACCTTTCAGAAGTCAGATTTGAGCAAGGAGAATTTATTTTTCATTTTGAAGATTGACTTTCACGCTTTAATGCGTGAAAGTTTTGCCCGGGCCGCCGTGTGCATATTGCACAAAATCAGACACACATCTTTGTGCATTTTGCCATATTGACTTTTGCTTCCTAATATGTTAATATATACACAGAAATTAAGAAAGGAACTTGAACAAATCACATGAAGTACATTATTCTTGACACCGAAACCACTAATGACATTGACTGTCCTCTCGTTTATGACTTTGGTTTTGCCGTTATAGACGAAAACGGAAAAGTCTATGCAAGTTACAGTTTTGTAAACAAAGACATTTTTTGTGATGACAATTTGATGTCAACTGCTTTCTTTGCAGATAAAATTCCTTCTTATTGGGATGATATTCGCAAAGGTTACAGAGTTTTGAAGTCTTTTTACGAAATTGAAAAGATTTTCAGAAGAGTTTGTAACGAATGGAATGTTAACATTTTTGTTGCACATAACGCAAGATTTGATTACAAAGCGTTACAGAATACCAAGCGTTATATAACGACCTCTCGTTATCGTTTCTTCTTTCCTTGGGGTTCTCGTTTTGTTGACACTTTGAAACTTTCTCGTAACACTTTCAAAGACGATGAAAATTACAGAGAGTTTTGCATCAGTAACAATTATGTTACAACTCGTAACGAAAATCGTTACACCGCAGAAATCATTTACAGATTCCTTACAAATTGTAACGATTTTGAAGAAGAACACACAGGACTTGCAGACTGTATGATTGAAAAAGAAATTTTTCGTCATTGTCTTGAAACTCTTTCGCATGAAGATGGTTACCTTTGGTAATCATCTTTTTACTTTCACTTTCGTGCTTTAACGTAGTGAAGTTCGCGCCCGGGCGCACCAGCATTTTGCACAAATAAACTTCATTTGCGGGCCGCCGATTTGTGTATTATCCCATATTGACTTTTGTGAAAAATAGGAGTATATTATATACAGAAAGAGAAAGAAAGGAATAAAAAATCATGAAACTTGCACTTGCTAACATCGTTCGTTCAGACTACACCAAGAAGATTTACGATTATCTCGAAAGCATCGGTGAAGATGTGGGAGTCATCGCATCAAACAAGGTCAATTTCCCCATTGTGTGCGACACCGAAGAGGGTTTTGTTGAGATTGCAATCTCCGTTGTCAAGAAGCCTTCTGACGAGTGCTATCAGGAGAGGATTGACTATCAGAATCTTCTGAAAGAGAAAGCCGAAAAGGCAGAACTCAAGGCAAAAGAAGACGCCGAAAAGAAAGCCAAAAAGGCGAAAAAGGAGAGTGAGTAATCACTCTTCTTTTTTTTAACATCGCGCTTTCGCGATTTAGCGTATTGAAGTTTGGGCCGGCCGCCAGCAATGTGCACAAAAAATCCGCATTATGTAAACCATTTTCTGTGCAAAATTTCACTTTAAAAACCATTGACAAATCAAAAAATTTATGGTATTATATATATGTAATCAAGAGAGAGAAATGAAGAACAAAAAAAATAAAAAATCTTCAAAAAAACTCTTAACAAAATAAAAAACTTGTGGTATAATAAGTACAGAAATTAAGAAAGGAAGTAAAAACAAATGACCACTCGTGAATTCTATCTCTCCATCGTCGAAGGCAACATCAATGAGGACGTTGTTGCAAAGGCAACAGAACTCCTCGCAAAGCACGATGCTTCCAACGAGAAGCGCAAGAGTGCAGATTCCAAGGAAAAGGTCGCCACTCGTGAGCGTCTTGACCTCGTTCGCAAGGCTCTTGGCACCATCCCCATGACTGCCGATGCCATCGCCGCAGAGTGCGATGTGACTGTTGGACAGGCAAGGTCTGCTCTGTCAACACTTGTCAAAGAAGGTTTCGCAACCAAGGTCGAGACCAAGATTGACAAGTCTCGCAAGATGGTTTACTCTCTCGCAGAGTAAGCCATAAGAATCGCCAAATGGCGATTCTTTTTTTCAACATTTTACTTTAGCGATTTAAATCAGTGAAGTGCGGCCGGGCGCATGTGAAAATTTTGTCAAAGAAAAGTGTTGACAAATGAAAAATTTTATGCTATACTATAGACACAGTTAAAGAAAGGTGACTAATAATGGATAAAGAAAAATTGATTGAAAATTTTCTTGAAGCGTATCGTGCTTTGCGAAAAGCAAACATAGTAGTAACATATTCCAGTGGTTATGATTATTTTGAAGATGTAACATGGTTGTGGGAAGAAAAATATATTGCCTTTGAGAAAGATGAAGATTAAAAAATGAACAAAACTTATTATTTTGTCAACTTTCATGGTCAATTGCATAAAATTGATATATATTATAATTCGACCGAAAGTAATACATGTTACGGTGTAATATGGAATTTACATAATGGTCTTATAGAAAATGCAGGATTTATGACAATTGATTATGCAAATGATTTTCTTAAATACTATAATGCAAAAGAAAGAGAGGAAGATTTAATATGAGTTTAGCATCTTGGACACCATGTGATGAAGTCGGTATGGATGGACACCACCATTGCCCTTATTGCGAAGACGGTGAATACGTCAATTGTGAATGGTACTGTGGTGCAGACGAACCACAGGATGATCCATACGATTATGAAGAGGAAGAGTATGAAAACTATAATGATTATGGTGACGACTTTTGGGAAGACGGATAACGTCTTCTTTTTTTATCCATACACTTTAGCGATTTAAAGTGTTGAAGTTTGGACCGGGCGTCCGTCCGGGCGTTATGTCAACCATATTATGTCAACCATCGTCAACCAAATTATGTCAACTTTTTTATGTCAACCTTTAGGTTTACATAACATCGCGTTATGTAAACTGTATTATGTCACCTACGGCGCGCCGCTCCTGCATATGCGTATGGTGGCAGCTGCGAATAAGCTGGCAGCTGGACAGCTGGGCGGCTGCAAAAATTTGACAAAAAAATGTCAAATTTCCTGGAGCTGCGCCGCGGCAGCTGGCAAATTGCACAAAAAATCCCGATGCAAGCTGCAAAAATTTTGGTATTTTACCAAACGAAAAACGCTTGACAAATTTAAAATTTTATGATATAATATATATAGAAAATCAAGAGAGGAGAAAATACCTTATGGCAGACAATCAGAAGAAGATTACCGACTCCTTGCGTGCTGTGTGGACTGCTGACTTTATGCAGCACATCAACGCCAACTACGACACTGACGTGTGCCAGACCGCGGCCGGTACTTTCATGTTCCCCGTGGTAGACGCGGCCGGCGAAGACCGCTGGATCAAGGTGAGCGTCATCATCCCCAAGGACGCTTGCGAAGAGAACGGCAACGACGGCTACAGCCTCGCGCAGGAGTACAAGCTGAAGTGCGAAGCGGCCGAAGAGCGGGCTGCGAAGCGCGAAGCGGAAGCCCAGACACGCGCCGCCAAGGCTCTCGCTAAAGAGTCTAAGTAAACCGGTGGCGGCCCTGTCAAATTTCAAAAAATATAAAAAATACAGGGCCGCAAAAATTTGAAAATATCAGAAATTTCTGATATAATATATATAGAAAGTGAGAGAGAAAGAAAAAATAAACTCTCTCGGCGGCAAGTTTAAACTTATGTACCTCTCACCGCCTAAAATAATTTAATCTAACGGGTCGCAACCTGATAGCGAGAAAGGTCAGTATTATGACAAACCGTGAATTCTTCCAGTCCATCGCAAACCTCGACAACATCCCCTCCGAGCTCGTTGATTTCGCAAATGAAGCCATCGGCAAGCTGGATCACACCAACGAAGTCCGCAAGGTCGCTGCCGCCAAGAAGGCCGCTGAGAAGCAGGCTGAGAAGGCTCCCATCCGCGAGGCTCTCTTCAATGTCATCGGCTCCGAGCCCATGACCGCCACCGCTCTCATCGAAGCCGCAGGCCTCGACATCAAGCCGGCGAGCGTTCCTTCCCTCCTCCGTCCGTTCGTGGAGAGCGGCGAGGTCGCCAAGGTTGACATAAAGGTCACCGGCAAGGGTACTCAGAGAGGTTATGTAAGAGGATAATCCTCTCCCCATAAAGAAAGAGTCAGCTGAAAAGCTGACTCTCTTTTTTTGCTTATTATACGTTATATATATACGTTCTATGTATAAGTTGCCACTTATACGGCGGCCGCGTCATAAAATTTGACAAAATAATGTCAAATTTTTTTAATATTTTGGCAGCTGCATTGTGTTTTTACAAAATTTTTCAGAATTTTCCAAAAATTTGACAAAAATTTTTCAAATTTTTTCTGCATTTTCTACAAAAAAGTGCAGAATTTTTTATGTTTTGGTGTGTTTTGATACATTTTTTCAAAAAATTTGATTAATGTGAAAATTTGCGGCCAGGGCTATATTATATGCTTTCCTAATACCAAATACCAGGAGCTAGTGATCTCCTACGTCAGGGAGAAAAACGCGCTATTTCTACATATATATTTATATATATACGTTCTAACTTATACGACCCACCTGTGACAGGCTTTGCCTGACACCACGATCACTTTACGTTATTCTATCTACTCTCCCGTGACGGTGCTTGCACCGGCACTTTCCACAAAATTTCATCTCCCTGTCTCTTTCACCTACACCCTTCCCGCAAATACGAAAAAACCGGCATACTTTCGTACACCGGCTTCCCTTATAAAGATTCCAAACACGGACCTGTGTCCATGATTAACATATTTTTTACCGTGTTAATAACCGTGTTGACAACCGCGTTAGCGGTTTCAACACCAGCAGTTTAAACACTACACCCTCTGACCCTCGGCGGACTTGCCATCGCGTCTACACCATGTACCGTAGGAATCGTTGGCGGCTTACCCTGATCGTCACTTCTTCGCCTCACCGTCATCGTCCCTTAACAGGTACCCTTTTAAATATGTTTGACTTAAATGTTCAACAATCTCTATTAACTTATTTTCTTTTTAATTTATTTCTTACTTATTTGTCTTAAAGTAGAGATTATGTGGATATGAATACAAAATTTTCATGCCCGAAATATACAAATTTTCTGAAAAATTTAGAGTGCGGCCGCGTCATAAGTCTAAATCAAGTTCAGTGACTCCGAATATTGTAACAGTTTCATCATCTGTGATGCGGACACCGACTGCAAACTCTGTTATATATTCATGCCGCCGCGGCATATATTCAATCATGACGGCATCATCATCGTCAAGATTTTCAAGAACTGTACGAAGCTGTTTTACTGTCATGTCAATACTCGTACAGATAGTCGCCGGTTTCGTCGTTGATTACACTGACAGTGTTGGCATCATAGTCGGTGATAGCCGGATCAAGATTAAGTATACGGGAAAAACCTGCATACACCGGATCGTCAGTATCTACAGCATCAAGGATATCATCAGGATCTGTGTTATCCGGAATCTCTGCTGTGTAGCTATATGATAGATTTACGCGTACTGAAACTTTCATATTAAAAGCTCCTTTCTAATTTTTTCTATATTTATTATACCATAAATTTTCAGAAAAATCAAATTTAATGTGGCAGCGGGCCAGGGTACCGCCCCCTGTTCTCCGGTTTTAGAGACCGGCGTGTTTACTTCTGCACCAGCCCGCATTATATATACCCAAGATGCGCCCAGTCGCTCCACTCAACAATAGCATCATCTTCATCAATACCGCATTGGGCGGCCGCATCAAGAATTTCTTTAGTTGTATATGGAGTGCCGCGCCATATATCAATTATATATTCATGAAATCCGATTCCATTGACCGTCCCACCTGTGCGAGGATGCCTAAAACGCAGTTGCATCGGTCCATCATAGTAGAGTTCCATAGAATCACCTCTTTAACTCTAATGTTATTATATCATATTTTTAGAGAAAAAGCAAATTTTTTCTACATAAAAAATAGAGGTGATAAAAATGGAACTTATTATTGAAGAAGAAATACAAAGTGTATCTATTGATGATATAGTTAATTATGTGTTCTCTTCTCCTGAAAACAGTAACCCTAATGTTTTACGTTCTATGTTAAGTGAATTAAATGGCGGTTCAAGTAATAATGATGTTATAACTATGAAAGTTAATATAATTATTGATTCTGACGAAAATGTTTATTTAGATAAAACTTGGCAAGAACTGTATGATGCATTTAATGCTGGAAAAATTCTTTATACAATATATGACGGAATGAAAGGTTTTTTAACAGATTTTCCATACACGGATGGTCGCTATGGTGTAGTTGTAATATTTAAATATCATTTATCAGTTTGGTGGGTAGCTGATTCAGCTTCTGGCTATCCCAAAGTTGAAGATACATCATCAGAAGAAACCAATCCCAAATAATAAAGAGGTAATTGAAAATGACTATTGATGAAATCATAAATTATGTGTTCTCCTCACCAGAGAATACAAATCCTAATGTTTTACATTCTATGCTTTCGTCTTTATCTGGAGGCGCGGCCGAATCATCTGAGGATGCATTAGCTATAGAAATTCATATTGATGATAATGGAATACTGGACAAGACGTGGCAAGAGATGTATGATGCAGCTATAGCTGGAAAAATATTATATACACATTATGATAATAAATTAGGTTACTTTATGCATTTTTAGTAT